TGTTCCTAAAGTATTAATTAATACATTGCCTCCTGTTGTAATACGCATTCTTTCGATATTACTTGCAGAAAATGTGAGAGCAGTTGAAGATGCAGGATTTTTAATAATCCACGATTCAACACCATCTTGAAATAATTGAATACCTGCTGATGTGCCACTCACCGTATTCACCATTAATTTTTCAATATTTGATGAAGCAGCACCATCGCCAACTTTAATAGTTGAACTAAATGTAGCTGCTCCTGTGGGTTCTATCTTAAACTTAGTGCCAGGAGATGAACCATACCAATAAAAATCTAAAAAGTCAGTACCTGCATTGTTATTAAATATTGCCCATTTAGCCACACCTGCTCTATTTAATCTTAATCCACTATAAGTAGTTCCATCAGCTATGAATAGATTTTGAGATGCACCACTGCTTGTAACGTCAGCACTAAACCTTCCAGTACCTGTTACATCAAGTTTGAAAGTTGGATTTGTAGTTCCAATCCCAACATTACCTCCTATAGATACTGCATTATACTGTTCACCAATTCTTAATCCATCTCCATAACCTGAAGTATAAGCATAATTTTGTAAAGCATTACGAGTATAATTTGATGCCTCATCTCTAAAACCTATTTGACTTTTATCTTTAATTGTTAATAAATTACCAGGACTCGGAGTTCCAATACCTACGTTGCCACTTGAAGTGATACGCATTCTTTCATCTGTATCTGTATAAAATGTATGAAATCCACCAAAAGCAACCTCAGGTCCAATGCTATATCTTTGCTCACCATTTCCTGCATTTGAAATTATAGAAGCATAATCTATTCCTGAAGTTTTAAAATTAATAGTGTTACTAAATGAACCCGAAGTTCTATTCATTGTTAATATAGGTCCTGAACCTTCAATATGAAGTAAACTAACAGGACTTGTCGCTCCAATTCCTAAACGACTATTTGTATTATCCCAATGCAAATTTGTTGGCGTTAAAACTCCACTTGTTCCATTACCTACCATCACCTTGTTTGCCGTTAAGGTTGTTAAGTTTGTTCCCCCATTTGCCACAGGTAAAACTCCTGAAAATCTACCAGACCTCCAATAAGGTGAAAGCATATCTGTTGTATCAGCAATTTCTAATCTTAAATCAATTCTATTTGATAATGAGGTTGTGTCACCCCCTACCAAAGTCCATGCTGAATTTTTATAATGATAAAGTTTATTATTAACTGTGTCAAGAACAACCCAAGCTGCCTTATTATTAATTGGTTGATACACCCCCACATTGGGTTGTGTATCACGCCAAATCAAACCATCTGCTGTCGTTTGAAAACCCAATCTTATTTTATTACCTGAATCTGGATATTGGGAATTTGCTTGAGAAAAACCTAATAATGGAATAAGCGATAACAAAATAAAATAAAATGTTTTATTTAACATCATACATTTTTTAATAATAAATATATGAATATATAAAATAATTAAAAATTTTGTAAATATTATTTATATAATCGCAAATATTTGATAACTTGCTCCAGAGTAATGTGTGGTATTATTTATGGTTATAGCTGATGTTGCAATGGTATATTGTGATGTGTATAGTTTTTGACCTCCTTGATAGACATGTGTTCTTGCATAATTGATTGGCAAAGTTCCAGCAGTAAAAACAAGATGGTTATTATTCTCATTAATATATTCTTGGATTTGGAAATCATAATTTATACCCACAACTGTTTTTCCATATATGGTTAAGATATCATTTGGTTTTGGTGGATATGCTGTTGTTAAGGTTGTTCCGCTTATGTAATAACTATCATTATATTCTTGCAATATTCCATTCCAAAAAAACAAATGATTTGAAACTTCCACGCCACTTGGTATTGTAAATGTGGTATTTATATTATTTTGTGTGCCAGTTATGGTTAATTTATCAAGTGCCTTGCCTGATGAACCGCTTGTTCCACTTGACCCTGATGTTCCACTACTTCCACTTGTGCCAGTTGTGCCTGATGTTCCACTTGTTCCAGATGAGCCTGATGTTCCACTTGTACTTGATGTTCCACTTGTTCCACTATCTAAAAATACAATGCTGCTATAAAATTTTAAAATATCTGTCCCAATGGGTGCTGAGTAATCATTTGACAATATGACATCATTTCCACTTACAATATAATCATCATTGATTGATAATAAAATTCCATTTATGAAGAAAAGGTGGTTTGATTCATTTATGGTTTGTGAAGATGTGAATGTTCTATTAACCCCATTTTTATCCCCACTCAAAGCATATTCAACAATAGGTTGACCGCTGCTTCCTGATGTTCCACTAGAACCTGATGTTCCACTTGTTCCAGTTGTACCTGATGTTCCAGTTGTACCTGATGTTCCACTTGTACTAGATGTTCCACTACTTCCAGATGTTCCTGATGACCCACTTGTTCCGGAACTACCACTACTACCTGATGTTCCTTCAGTACCACTTGTACCACTACTCCCAGATGTTCCTGATGACCCACTTGTACCACTTGTACCACTACTCCCACTTGTTCCACTAGAACCCGATGTGCCACTTGAACCACTACTACCTGATGTACCACTACTACCACTTGTGCCAGAGCTACCTGAAGTACCACTACTACCACTTGTGCCAGACGTTCCACTTGTACCAGAACTACCACTTGTGCCAGACGTTCCACTTGTGCCAGAACTACCACTACTTCCAGATGTTCCCGATGAACCACTTGTTCCAGAACTACCACTTGTTCCAGATGTTCCTGATGACCCACTTGTTCCGCTAGTACCTGATGTACCGCTAGAACCTGATGTACCACTACTCCCAGATGTACCTTCAGTACCGCTTGTCCCCGAACTCCCTGATGTGCCACTACTACCACTTGTACCAGAACTACCACTACTCCCAGATGTTCCTGATGAACCACTACTACCACTTGTGCCAGATGAACCACTACTACCACTTGTCCCACTACTTCCAGATGTACCACTAACACCTATAACAACACCACCATATATTGCCAAGTTTTCACCACTTAATGGTGCATATATTGTTTCCAATGTTGTGCCAGTTACTCCATATGTTGTTCCATATTCTTGTAGTTGACCATTCCAAAAAAACAAATGATTATTTACTAAAACTGTTTCAGATATGGTGAATGTTCTGTTTACCCCATTAATTGCACCATTTAAAATTAATTTATTAACAGGTTGACCACTTGTCCCTGCTGTACCACTTGTTCCACTTGTCCCAGTTGTGCCTGATGAACCACTTGTACCTGATGAACCACTTGTACCTGAACTACCACTACTTCCAGATGTACCACTTGTACTTGATGTACCTGATGTACCATTAACACCAATAACTGTACCCCCATATATGGTTAAGATATCATTTGGTTTTGGTGGGTATGCTGTTGTTAAAGTTGTTCCGCTTATGGAATAACTATCACCATAATATTGTAATATTCCATTCCAAAAGAAAAGATGATTCTGAATTTCAACACCACTTGGTATTGTGAATGTTGTGTTAACATTATCTTGTGTTCCAGATATGGTTAATTTATCAATTGCCTTACCTGATGTTCCACTTGTTCCACTACTCCCTGATGTACCTGATGTTCCACTTGTACTAGATGTACCACTACTTCCAGATGTGCCACTTGTACCAGATGAACCGCTTGTTCCAGATGTACCACTTGTGCCAGACGTTCCATCTTGACTAACAACAATTCCACCAAATAATCTTAATATATCTGAACTTATTGGTGCTAGAACATCAATACCCAATGTTAATGTTAATCCTGATATAATATAATCATCACCATATGTTAACAACTGACCATTTAAAAAAAGTAAATTATTATTTGTTAAAACTGTTTCAGATAATGTGAATATTTTATTTAAACCATTTAAATCACCTGTTAATGTGATTAATTTTATGGGATCCCCATTGATTCCACTTGTTCCAGAGCTACCAGTTTGTCCTGAACTTCCTGTTCCACCACTTGTTCCTGATGTTCCAGCTGTACCAGTTTGACCTGAACTACCAGTTCCACCGCTTGTTCCACTTGTTCCATTAACACCCAAGATAATTCCACCAAATATTTTTAATATATAATTTGGTGTTGGTGCTGGGTTTTGTGAATCAATTATTAATTGGTCTCCAACAATGGTATAATCAACACCATATTGTTGCAATTGACCATTAACAAAGAATAAACTAACTGAACCATTAATTGCTTGGGATATGGTAAATGTTCTATTTGAACCATTTGTTGCCCCTGAAATAGATAATTCTGTTAATGGTTGGGCGCTTGTCCCACTAGAACCTGATATACCACTTGAACCTGCTATTGCACCAACTGATGTTAAAACAAATGAATAATTGGTATTTCCTTCTGTATAAAATGTCACATTTTTTGATGAGCCTTGTTGATTGTTCAAATATATTCTAACAATCATTCTATTTGTCGGATTAATTGTTGTTGTTGGTATTGTTATATCAACATTTACTTCAACTGGTGTTGAACCATCTAACCAATTTATAAGACTAACATTTGATGTTATTATTGGTCCAATTGTTTGTCCACTAAAATTAGCCAATTGAATCTCAACATAGGCATCCATCAAATCATTTTGATTTGTTTTTAAGAAGTGTAAATGAAACTTTTGTGTACCACCAGGTATTACAGAAAAACCCAATTCAGGTGTTATATAATCTGAAACTAATGTCCCTGTTGAATTACCTGGAACTAATGTAACAACACTTTGTTGCGCAGTTGCAAGTGGAGTAATTGATAATGTTTTATAACCAATAACATCAGAATTCTGGCTTTCATTGAAATAATATACTTGACCTGCTGATATTCCATTTACACCAGATGAACCTGATGTGCCGCTAGTTCCGGTTGTTCCTGATGTACCACTTGTTCCACTAGAACCACTTGTTCCTGAACTTCCTGATGTACCACTACTTCCAGATGTGCCACTTGTCCCACTAGAACCACTTGTTCCTGTTGTACCACTACTTCCAGATGTACCACTAGAACCTGATGTCCCTTGTGTACCACTAGTTCCGCTACTTCCACTTGTACCAGTTGAATCACCACTTGTACCACTTGTTCCTGTTCCCCCACTAAAACTAACGCTAAACCCTGAAACTGCTATGGTGTTACCAGAATTATCATAAAGATATAATGTGGTATTACCTGAACTATATGTTCCACCTGTTATGTATATCTCTGGATTAAATTCAACCCATCTTGCATTATCTCTTGTTATTCCACTTATACCCTCAATGGTTGATCCTGTCCAAGCATTTAATAAATTTGTTCCATCAACTGTGTTATCATATACTTGATAACCAAAATCAATATTTACAACAGAACCAGCATTTACAGCATTATTAAATAATGTTTCATAATTTGGTATTTGATATTGATATGTTTTATTATTCTCATATACATATGCAATCATTCCAAGTTTTCTCCTTCCAGAAGAAACACCATCTGAATATAAATTGATTACATTTGGGGAATTATTTGGTGCATTATAACTAAAATCAATTGGGATTGTATTGCCTGAATATAATATTGTTCCAGTTGCACCACTTGGTATGGTAAAATTTAAATCACTTAATTTAAAAACTTCATAAAAACCCCCAACTTGGAATGAACTAAAATTGGATCCTGTGTTTGAATCAAGATTTACAGAATTTGGCCCAGATAAAACAACAGAAGATTTTGGATTTTTATATTCAAAACTCATTAATTAATTTATTATTTATATAAATACATAACATTCCATTTTAGCAATAAGTTAAATGATAGTAATTGTTCTTGTTGGTGTTATAGTAGGGGTAACTGTCCTTGTTGGGGTAGGGGTTGGTGATGGGCATATTGTTGACCCTGTTATAACCCCAACTGAATTGGTTGAATAACAATATCCATTTATGCTAAAATTCTTTGCTCCATTCCAACCACTATCATCATTGTTTAAACATGATTGAAAATCAATATAATATTTTTGACCATTTGCCCCATTAAATGTGGTTGTTTTTCCACATATTCTGGTATTTGGTGCATTAATGCAAACCTCATAACAAGACAATACTGATGGTGTTGACGGATCCATATAAACATCAAAAGAATTACAACCATTTGTATCTGGAATTAAGGAATTTCCCTTAAAATATATTTTATTATTGTTATTTAATCTGAAATTTGTATTGCTAAATGTTGTATATACATGATAATAATCTTGTGGAATTGTAAATCCACTATATATAACTGTTAATCCAGCATATAATAAATTTGTATTAACTGGAATCAATGCTGCTGGATCACCATATTCATTAACCCCAATATTACTAACAAGATTTCTATTTGTATTTAAATTTGGTATCACCCAAGTATACCAAGAATAACCTGTTGTTAAATATGCCGGAACTTCATGTGTCTTAAATAAATAAGATTGAATTAAATTACCATATTCATCAAATCCACCACTATTTTGACTTATCTTTGTTGTCCTTACTTGTGGTGCATTAACACCCCAACCTGAAAAAGATATATACCTATTAATCTGGTCATTAAATGTTGTTGCACTTATGGATGGTCCAATACCATTTGAAAAGCCCCTAAATAAACTACCCCCAGATGACATCCAAGAATTAAATTCAACATTCAAACTAACTGGCTCAATAAATAAATATGCATCATATTCTTCTGGTGTTGTTGGGGTCACTGTTGGTGTTATAGTTGGTGTTGGGGTATTTGTCTTTGTTGGTGTTATGGTTGGTGTTGGGGTATTGGTTGATGTTATTGATTGAGTTGGGGTATTGGTTGGTGTTTTTGTTGGTGTTTTTGTTATAGTTGGTGTTAAACTTATAGTTGGGGTAATAGATGGAGTTGGAGTCGGAGTTGTGCATAATATTTCAATTGTAACCCCAACTAAAAACTCATCCCTTGTTATATTACTATATATTGGTATACTATTAATTGTATCTAAATATATATTAAATGGTCCTTTTGAGTGAGATGATGGATTTAGTTGAATAAAATACCTTGAACAAGCAGTAACCCCCGTTATCTCATTCTCAATACTATTCTCACATATTGGATCAGTATTTACTACAATTAATTTATATGTTGCCATTTAACAATCTATTATTTTAAAATAACTGCAAGAATTTATATCTTTTATGGTTACAATAATTTGATTTGACCCAGAAAATATATTGGGCACATCAATGGTAACTGGTAATATTCCAGTATTTGTTATTGTTGCAACATAAGTTTCATAATTTCCATTTATGTCTGATATATAAATACCAAATGGTGGAGTTCCTGTTATAGATGTTAATGTTATTTTATTATTTGATGTGGCAACTGGAATATATCCTGGCGTTGAAGATGGTGTAGGTGTTGGTGTTGGAGTAATTAATGTAATATCAGTTATATTATAAACAATATCACAATCTATATAACAATTTAATTTCTTTGTTGTTCTACACCCTTCACTATCTTCAATAATAATGGTAACTTGGGGGGCAGAATTAAATATAATAGGTAAATCATATGTTATATCACCCACCAAAGGTAATGTTGTTACTTGACCCAGATAGGTTTCATTACCCCCAAATGCATCAGATACATATATATTTAAAGGTGTTGTTCCACTTATGCTTGAAATTATAATGTTTGTCATATTGAACAGCTAATATCATATATTATTTTTAAATTTATGGTTAAAACTTGTGATGTTATACTATCATTAGGTTCAGCAATAATATTTAATGTATTTGTAACCAAATCATAAGAAACACTATCAATACCAGGTATTACCTCAACCAATGACTTTATTGCTTCAACATAAACTGAATCTGTTGGCACATCTGTTCTTGTATATCCTGTGTAAAATGAATTGCTATTTGTTAAACCACTTGGTTCTAATGTATATTCTACATTAAATATTGCAGAATTTAATGAACATTTTGGATCCAGTATTGTGGTTGACCCACTAAATTCAGCATTAACTAAATCAGAAAACCCCTCATTTAAAAAATCTAATAATCCAAAATTATTTAAAGGTTGTAATGCAAATGTCTGTGAATTAACTACATATGTTTGGTATGATGTGGTAACACTAAAACAATTTATTGTTGTTTCTCTTGTTAATGTACAACCATTTGAATCTTCTATTGTTAAACTATAATTACCACTTGTCAATCCACTTGCTATTATTGATTGTGGGTTGCCACTCACATTACTTGACCAGTTAAATGTAAATGGGGGAATTCCATTAGTAATTAATGCTGTAATTGATGCATCATTACCATTCACACAAGATGTTGGATATAATGAAAAATCAATCCCATTGCTTGATGTAACTTGAATATTTTTTGTCTGTTCACAACCTATTGAATCAATAACTCTTAAAAGATATTGATTCTCTGTTAAATTTTGGAATGTTACCCCAGTCAAATTTGTATCAAGAATTGATGTTGTATTCAAATAATAATCAAAAGGGGGTGTTGCTCCTGTGCTAATATAAGCAAATATACTACCATTATTTGATGAACAAGTTGCACCACTTAATGCATAATTTAATGTAAATTTATCTTCTGAAACTATTATAATTTGATCATCAAAATAACATCCAGTAGAATCTTCCATATATGCAGTATATGTTCCACTACTTAAATTATCAAAAATATGATTTGTTGATGTTGTGGTAATAATTGTTGTATCCCCACTTGGATTTATCAATCCATAATTGTATGGTCCAGTTCCACCAACAACACTAATATTTATTAATCCATTTGATGCTGAACAAGTTGAATTAGTCCCATCAATTGATACTGATGTCACACCATTGTCATTATTTAATGATGCAGTAAAATCTAATGTACATAATCCAGCATCAATAACTGAAATATCATAATTACCAGAAGTCAATCCAGTCATTATAAAATTCCTATCATAAGTTATATCATAATATCCAGTATTGGCTGAATAATAGAAGGGTACCGTTCCCCCGCTTATGGTAATATTTAATGCTCCAGTTGCAGTAAAGCAAGTTGGTTGCGTTAAAGTAATTTGTACAACCCCCAATGAAGCAGTATCAGTAACTTCAATATTTTTAATTTTTGAATTACCTTGTCCATCTGTAACTTGTACAGAATATATTCCAGCAGTTAAACCAGTTAATGTACTACCTGTTGTATTGTCAACCCAAAGATAAGAATATGGACCAGGATTTGTTTGACCTGTTACAAATATCTTCCCAGTTGGTGTTGAATAACAAGATGAATTATTTACAACATATAAACCAAAATCAAAAGCATTTGATGTATTAATAATAAAACTTTCTGTCTTTGCTGTACAACCACCAAAATCATCAGCAGTTAAATAATACGTTCCAGCACTCAAACTACCAAATTCAACTAAATCTGAATTATTTGTTTGATTATATATTAAATCACCATTGGTAGAATAAAGATTGTATTCAACTGAAGAAAATGCAGAGGTTGTTGCCACTGTAACTGACCCGTTATTTTCCCCATTGTTTGTATTAACTGTTGATTCAATTGTTGCACAACAACCACTAGAAACTGGTATGTTTATATAAAATTCTAAATTCTGTTCTAATGTGGAATCATTAACCCTAACCCCATATGTTGTTGCAGATAAACTTGTTTTATATATTGGAAATATATCAGTTGTAACAGCAACACCCAAAGGTGGATCAACCCATTCAATAGTATATGGTGCTGTTCCACCAGTTAATGATAAAGATATAGCACCAACATTTGTGTTTGAACAATCCCCTGTTACGCTTAAAAAATAATCAAATGCTGCCATTTTTTTAACAAATTATATTTACATCAACCCCAACATTTATAGTTATTAACTTATTTGATGCAATTTCATCAACACAATCCAAATCAATAAAATTAACCACACCACTTGATGGGTTATTATAATTTATATCATAATATTGTAAGTTAGATAAAGCACTAATTAACGCACTATCCCATTGTGCATTTGTAGGTACATCATTATTTCCAATACCATCATAAAATTTAAATTTTGAAACAATTTTAGAATCTAAAATTATTTCACTATACCAATTAGTCAATACATTACTACCATCACAAGATAAATTATATTCAGTTAATGCACCATTAATTGCATTACCCAAAATAACACTAAATGAATCATTTGGGGTAGCAATCATACTAATACCATTTTTTATACATAAATCAGAAAATATTGGTGATGTAATGTAATCATCCCCACTTGTTATTGGGGTTAAAGAACTTATACTATAATTGGTTGTATCACTTAATGCTTTAGGTTTTACACCAAAAACATTTTGCATAAGTCTCTTGTAAGCATATTTTTGTTTGTGAAATACAGAATTTTCAAACTTAGTACCACCCATCCAAAGCGTTGTGGCTGGAATCATTTGTTCAACCATTTTAATCCAATAAGGATTAATTCCTTCAACAAACTTAATTAAATTATCATATGTATATTTGTTTGTTGGTATTCCAACAGCATATGGTGCTTCAATGTATTTCCAAAATATTGATTGTAATGTAGGATATCCCCCAGTCTTGCCATCAGTTATATACATTCTGTTGCGAACATTAATCATGTTCTTTGCAAATGTTGATGCAAATTCAAAAAATGATTTTGATTTTGGTTGTGGATTTATAATTGTTGAATCAGTCCCCCCAGTTGTTGGATAGGGGAATGTTAAACCACTTTGTGGTATGGGGTAATCATAATCCTTGGATTGAACCCAAACGTCGTGCAGAAGCCCTTGTGCTGGATTTAAGAATAGACTAACATTCTTTACATTTAATAATAATCTTTCATCACTTACAAAATAATAAGCATTATAATTACCATCAACCGATACCCTCATTAATGTATTATCTCTTGACCAAGATTTTTTATTATCCACATATTTGGACAATGTGAAACCTTCATCAATGTAGGGGAATTTTCTAAATATATCCAAATACTTATTCCCATAAGTAAATGATTCAAATTCAGTACTATATTCAGCACTTGCTCCAACGCCAACTTTTGTTGATATTTCTAAACTCTTATGTTTTGGTGTTAATTGATACCATCCAGCACCCATCTGGAAAAATAATTGACTACTTTTCTTTGGTTGGGGATAACCTGTCTCTCTATCTAATGGGTAATTTTCTGTATTGAAATTTACATTTATTAAACTTGTATTTTGAGTTACAGAAGAATAGGTTATACCATTATAAGTATAAGTATTTACTGTTGTAATTGGGTCAATATCAACATATGTACCAGTTTGTAATTTTGCTAACTCTGTATTAAATTTTATTAAATTTATTTTCTGGTCAGCCAAATATATATGCTCATTAAATTCAATTAATGCCTCTGGTGCACCAAATAATCTAAGAATAAATTCAATTGACCTTCTAGTTCCTTTTGATTTAAATAAATAAAAAGAATTAATAACCAAATTCCTATAAAAAGAATAATTTAATTCCAAAGGTGTTTGTGAACGATTATATGCTGGATATTTGAAATCACTATTGTTCCCAAAAATGGATTCCATTAATGTCTGGTCCGTTAAGAATTGGAAATTCTCCTCCCACCCCAATGTTTGCCCCAAATTTAATAATAATTGAGATGGTATATCATTCTTTGGTGTATAATTAATAGAATTCATATGTGCCAAAGAATCAATGAACTTTTTAACCTCATCAAAACTCCTGCCATATATTTGCAACATACTCTCAATCCTTCTATCAAATGTATCAAACTCTTTTAACGAATCTGAAACAAAAAACCTTGATATTAAATTTGTTCTTGCATTATCAAAATATGTTGCAATCTCTTGAATGTCATTTAAATATTTTGTAAATTGTTCCGATAATATATCAATATTCCAAATCCCATCCAAGGGGAATGTTAAATTTGTATTAACTAAAGTGAATTTACCATTATCATTTTCTTGTGGAACTTGTAAAGACATTGTGTAAATAGGCGATGATAATGTATTTAAAATATATTGTTCTAATTCATCAAAATTACTTTTTAAAATTAAATTATATAAGAAATCACTAGGTCTAATTATGTAAGAATCTACACTAACTGCACTTGATGTACCAAATGGTGAACCAGAAACTGTTATATTTAAAGTGCCCCCAATTAAACTATCACTTGGATTTAAAATAACTAAAGGATATGAAACACCACTTATGGATAAAACATAATCAGCATAATATTGCGTCAAATTCCTATATTCAGATACCTTAATTTCTTTTGCCATTAAATTAGTGTCAGAATTAACACTAAAATCAACACCAAGTGGATTATGTATTTTTGATATATCAATATCAAAAGTTGTATCATCTGTTATTGAATCATAAATAATATTTGTTGCAGTATAACCTGTAATTAAATCGTTATCATAGAAATTAACATCAATAGATGCTGGGAAATTATTTATAATTTTAGTTATTGATACAGATAATCTTTTAGATAATGAGCCATACATAACAAAACTCATCACCTGGGTTATATCATAATTGGGATAAACGTCAAATTCCTTGGATAAAACCGTTCTCACATCCCCAATATCACTTATACCTAAATTCTCCAAATTAATACCAGCATCAAAAACGTTTGTATAATAGTTACGAGGAATTCTTTCACTTATATTGGGGGTAAATTCAAAAGTACTAGAAGTTAACCCCCCACCAGTAACAAGCTGATATCCAACTAAATTATCAAATACACCACCACCACTACCAGGGCTATTTTTAATGTAAATTTTTGGCATTATTCTATTATATTATCAAAGTTTTTGCTTATATCAATATCATCATTCCTATCTTCTCTAACCTCATATAATAACTCATTAAATTGATTTCTAACCTCAAATAAATTATATTGTCTATATATGTTATTAGCTGGGTCATATAATGTATAAACACCATCCTCAACAGATTTAGTCTGGTTGCCAAATAAACCAATTGCCAATGTAGAAATGTCATGTTCGGCAATCTCAATCTCCAAAGTTGTTGGGTTGAAATAAGTATTACTTATAATAACGCTTTGATTTGGTTGCCCAATAAATGGAGTTGCATTTGTCTTGTTAGAAGGTGAACTACTTGGACTCAAAGTTAGGAAAACCAAGTTTGTATTATTATCAACATAACGATAACGAATTGATTTTTGACTAGTGTTAACCTCATTTGTAACAATTGGTTCACAAAAAAATGATGATGTGATTATTCTAAAAAAATTAGGAACTTTTTGACTATTATTTAAATATTCTACACGATACCCAACCAATTCTTGGGGAACTTCAAATTTATTCCTAAAATCATCTGGAACATCATCTAAATTAACCACAATACCTTTAACATTTGGTAATGCACTTAAAACTCCACAATCATTTATTTTTGTCCTTATTTGGGCTGGTCTTAAATATAATGTATAATAACCAAGTGAGGTAAATTCAGATGCTGGTAATGTTAAATTGTATAATCCACCTAAAATTTCAGTAGGATATTCACTATCAAAATAAGGTTTTAAAATGGTTGTTGCATCCAATCTTTTTTGGGAAATCAAATCAGTCTGATCCCTAGTTGGTGCATATACCATAACTATCTCCACATCTTCTGGGCTAACATCACTAGGTCTAACTGTTCCATATGTACCAATTGCCATATTATTGTATTTTTATTATAAATAGTTTAGTTCTTTATTTATTTGTCAATTTGAAATACCCATATCCATATTTTTCCATATCTTGTAATGTCTTAACTTCACCAAGCCTTTGAACTTTCTCATAGCCTGAATTTTTTCCCCTTTCAACAAATACATTTGAAAAAATCTGAACATCTGAAACTGACTTCATTAATGCCTCATTCTTTGTTATTGGTTTTAGTTGTGCTGAATATTCTGTTAACCCCTCACTATTAGCCTCAAAAGTTGTTATTCCTGATGGATAATCAACATATTTAATATCTTGTATTGTATAGGCTGTAAAACTATTATTTATATTTGTAACCTTACCATAAGCAAGCCCATCTTTAAAGATATCAACCCCAACCAAATATTGCTTATTACCATATAATGATAATTCCAATAAATTTGATTTTGTATAACCTGTAACTTTAACATTACCTTCATATAAATAATCATCAATATCAGTACCAGTATCACCAGTGAAAATATAATCATAACTCAAAGGAGTATTCTTCCAAGCCCCACCACTAGGGGTAAATGTTGCAGTACCACTTGGATTATCATCTTTCTTGTTTTTATCAAAAGGTATTGTTATTGTTTTGTTAATAATATTAGTACCAAAATTATTCTTTTGAGTTAATTTTATTACATAACTACCACTTGTCTTTTGATAGGTATGGCATTTACTAACTGTATTCATACTTTCACTAATACTTTGATCCCCCCAATATACCTTATATTCAGAATCTTTGGTATAAGCTGTCCTAACTGATGTATTATATATACAATATTCATAAGCACTTTTGCCAGAAAAAACAAAATTTAAAACTGTATCTTTTTGCAAAATTGCTCCATCAAATTCTGAATAATATCCAGCATCAACAACATCTTGTGTTAATAATATTGGTATGGTTAATCCTGTTAAAGTTGATGTACCATCAATGCCACCAGTTAATAAACTTGTCATACCAGTATATACACCAAAAGTATTGCCACTATATGTAACTTCTTTAACTATAGATGATAATGATTCTGGGGATATTTTAATTTTATATATCATTACTTTTTAGTTATATACTCAAACCAATTCATTGGATTTTTTTTCACCCCAATCTGGCTTCCATTATTAATATCATAATACTCATAAGTATGTGTACCATAATTTAGATTTAATTTGTAATAAAAATCAAAAATTTCATTTAAATTATACTTATCATTTGTAGGTAATTCTGCTTGACATCTATTTGACATTCTTTTAATTACCCCTGTCTGACCATTAAAAAATGTAGCACTAACATAAAATGTATCAATATTTAGTATATCAATATCTTTCAACCAATAAATAAAAAAACCCTCTGTATTCTCTGTATAATCTAAAAGATATGTTGGGATAATGATATCCCCAGATTTAACTCCATTACTTGCTTGTAAAATTGTTGTTAAATATAATTTTTGAGATTTACTAAAAGGTGAATCATAATAATCCAATTTGAAAAAAGAATTATTGAAATTATTCTTATTGAATTTTATATCATCTGACAAAAAATCATTGCTTGGGGTTAAATATGTTGAATTCCAGTTTAATTTGGATGCTAAATCAACTCCATTATAAAAATTAAAATTTATATTTAAACTATAATCTATTGCCATTATATTAATTTTTTATACATCTAACTGAATATCCATTATTTTTATCATCACATTGGAAATCTAAATTATCATTATTATATTTTAATTGAATTATTTTAGCAAAATTAAGAATACATCCTGTTGTAGTATTAGTCCAAAAAGTACTCGTTTCCCCAAAGAAATTAAAATTACCATTATACACTCTTCTACCTGCTGGATAACCACTAAATCCACTAGTATTTGTTGCACCATCATTTGGACTATCCCACCATACAATCCCTTCTGTTTTCATCTTTCCACCTGAAACACTATTACCCCCCAGATAAGTGGATAAAGTTGTGTAGTCAGCCAATGTGGGGACTCTATACCCAGTTGGACATAAATTTGTTGTTGCATAAAAATTATATAAATAACCAAAACAACTATCAATATTATTATTACCATAAGCACAATAAGCCCCAATGGTTAAATTACTCCAAGTTGTACTATTAGTAACATTTGGAATATCAGCACCAGTATTATACCTTGTTGTTCTTAAATTTTCTGTAAACCAAGTTTGTGTTCCAATAGTTGCTGTACCATAATAATTACCATCATAATCCCTAACTTCTGTATTGCCAGAACAAAAATTAACACTTGTTAATGCCCCACCAGAATCAACATTAAATACAACCCCTTTTGTACTACTAACATACCAACCTGCTGCTAATTTAACCCTATTAGAATCATATAATATATCACCAATCTCAATAGTCTGGGGGGTTCTTTGTGTTGATACATATAACTTATCACAATCCCCCACACAAGTTGTTGGTGTTGTTACACAAAATATAGAAGAACAAGCATCCCCACTAGTTGCATGATTAAACCAACTTAAACAAGAAGGTGTTGGCGCATATATATTAAATTCACTCATATTATGTACAATTTTGATTAAATACAATTAAGTTATTAGATAAATAATATCTTAATTCTGTTGCTGATGGAGTTGGGGTTATAGTTGGTGTTAAGGTATTAGTTGGTGTAACTGTTCTTGTTGGTGTTATTGTTGGTGTCACAGATGGTGTTATTGATGATGTTGGTGTCATAGATGGTGTCACAGATGGTGTTGGTGTATTGCTTGATGTGATTGTTGGTGTAATTGTATTAGTTGGAGTATTAGTTGGTGTAACTGTACTAGTTGGTGTGACAGTAGGAGCATTAGTCCTTGTTGGTGTTGGGGTAACTGTCCTGGTTGGAGTTGGAGTTGGGGTGCTAGTTTTTGATGGTAGGGGAAATCCTTCTATTAATCCAGAATGTGAAAATCTAACTACTTCATAATCAATTACTGCATTGATAGAATTGGTCAATATATCTTCACCATAACCATTTATTGTATCTTGCTGGCCAACATTATCAAAATCCAACTTAATGGGTAAACTGATTGTTAAATCATTAAGTTTTGGTTGCAGTAATCTATACTTATTCACACTCATCTACCAATGGTTTTACAATTAATGAAGAAGAAACACCCCCAACATTTGCTGATTTATTTACTTTTTGTGTATAATAGTCATACCCCTCTGGAAACAATTTAAAAACATTGTTAACAAATGGATAGAAAGAATTATTTATAAAAGGATAATTAACCCCATTGTTATTTTCATCAAAAAATCCAACATCATAAATATCCCTCCATCTAAATTGACCATCAACTTTTGAATAGAAAGCATAATTTGGAACATCATAAGCAAATTTAAAATCAACAGTCTCAATATAATCTGAAAAAACTTTCAAAACCAATTTATTATGTGGCTTATAATAATATCCGGATTTATTATTATCATAATTTGAAACTCTAAAAACTTCATCAGAATGTTTTATTTTATGATATAAATCAGAAATGACTATTTCCTCTTGATTATATTCATTATATTCACAAAAATCACCATCAAGATTATCATCACTTAATTTAAAATATTTAAATTGATTTTTTTTATCATCAAAATAACTCTCAACATTAATATTTGTATTTGCATTTGATGTTGAATCATCCCACCAAGTATTAACTGGATCTGTTATATTAAATAACCAACCTTTTTTAATAACATCAAAAAACCCAGAATACCCCTTATATACCATTGTTAAGTATATTTCAGTTAATGGTCTGTTTTGATTATCAACAAGCGTTTCAATATTTATATCATTATTTAATATAAAATTATATGAAATATTTGATGTCTTTTTCAAAAAAGAAAATTTATCACCAATAAAACTTAAAACTTTTGATTGGTCAAATATACCCGTTTCAAATCCAGCCTTTGTTGCAACAATATCATTTGAATTTTTAATAACTTTATGTTTTCTAACATAATATTTGGAGATTGTTTCACCACTATTATCAATAGAAATAACCCTTCTTAATGTACCCAACTTATTATCAGAAATATCATTATTAAGTCTTAATATATTTAAAACATATTCTTCTGATCCATATGACCCATCACCAAATGAAAATATCTCATACAATCTAACAACTGAATCAATTTTAATTGCAACACCATCAGTATCAGTTAAATTATGGGGTAATGAACATCTAATTCTAGTTAAATTAAACCCATTTTCAACAATGACATCAGTAACAAATGGTATCCCTTCTTCTGCCACCCAATCATAAAATCTATTACCTATCTTTATATTTAAATTTTGCTTACTATCCCCGCTAAATGGATAAGTTATATAATATTCCCAATTATATTTAAAAGCATTAATTGATTCATATCCAAAAGAATTTGGGACATTTGGTCTAAAGAAATCAAATTCATATGCAGGTAAGAAACCTTTGTCAACATTTGATATTGAAGAAGTATCTTTATTATTAATATTATATATTAATTGTGACTTGTATTTACTATCAGTTGTACCAGAATAAAAATTATCATATATGTAACTAACTTTAAATGTTGGTCTAATATTATATGATTGTGTTTTTTCTTTGTTATATAATTCTTTTAAATCAACAGTAATATCTCTATCAAACTGAATAAGTTCTTTCTGGGTATTATCCAAGTTAATAGCCAATTGTGAGTTAGTTTCATCACCAACTTTATTCTTATATACACTAGGAACAATATTAAATTTATTCATTTAAATATTTTGTTTTAAACTTATCCAAAGCAGATGCTCCCTTCTTTATACCAAAATAAAAATAAAATGGTGCTCCAACTAAAAACCTATTCTTTTTATTGCTATATTTAGTTGCTTGGTTTTTGTCATTATATAAATAACCCCTATCATTATTATATGTTAAAACATTTTCATTATTATAAAAATATCTTTCTTTATTATATGGATTTAAACTATTTTTAAGTGATTCCAAATCTGGTTTAATCCTATCTAAATTTTGATAATTATCTGTGATTATAGTGCTAGTAAACCAACTGTTATCTTGACTACCAAAGAAAAGGTCACCCCCCTTTAATTCCCATTGATAAAACGGCACTATTTGTGATTTAATACCAAAATATTGAGGCTTCAACTCATTATTTAATGCTCTAAAATTAACTCTACCAGGGGTTAAATAATCTTTTAATTGTAAATCATCTTGAGATGATGAATAAAATATTCCAATGACTGGATTATCTTTCTTATCATATTGAATTGATATTTCTGAATTATCACTATTTGTCATTGTGTAAAATTCAGATGAGAATTTATCAACACCAAATTCAGAATTTATTGATAATAATTGACTATAATCACCATCTGTTTTTCTATACTGCCTAGAAAATAAATCATTAATATTTTTTAAATTTTTAATGAAATTACCGTTAGTTATTCTACTAATAGCAAATAAATTAAGAATATCTGAATTATCTCCATAACTTGTTGGCTCTAACTTATCTAATACAAAAGAATAATATTCAAAATTATCACTATTATAACCATATAATGAATTTTTATAACCCAAATCCATTATTGTTGTTGGAAACATTAGATTTTTAATATTTTCTTTACTCATAGTCCTACCAACAAAACTATTATTACTTTTAGAAAAAGGTGAACTACGATAATAAAAATTAGTTGTTTTGACATCAAAATATATCAAGTCATTACAATATGATTCATCATCAATAATTGCTTGGTTTTTATTATTATATTTAATTTTGGTTTGTATTGGAAATGCAAATAATGATCCATTCACCCAATTATTAACAAAAACTTCTGACACAACACCCCTACATAAAGCATAAAAATATCTGAATCTATTTACCCATTCATTATATGTTCTTAAATCTTTTGGTATATCCAATATGGGTCTATCTACAAAAGTATAACAACCATTTGTAACTGGGTCATTTTCAGCACATTTAGAATCAACCTGAAAACTTGTACCCCTACCGGTATAACAACCTAAACTAACCATATTATTACAAGTATTAAGTGTTGTTAATAAATTTTCAGTCATAGTAAACCCAGAGAAATCTTGGGGGGAATACCCAGTATCACTTTCTGGTATTGGATTATCTGCAAATTGTTGGTTACCAACAATTTCATATGTTGCAAATCCTAAATTCTGCTGTAAGGCTGCTGCTTGGCCATTTTTAATATAATATGTATTAACTGTACTAGAAGACCAAGATGCCCCATCCAAATAATCTGACGTGGGCAATCTATCAGTTCTAAATATTGTTTTATTATTAACAAATAATTCACTAAAATAATTATTATCCCCAAATGATGCTTGTGTTCTATATGTATTATTATATGGCTCTTCACCTCTCAATAGTCTTTTTATAAAATTACTTTTCTTATTATTTGCAATCATATTTAAACCAATATAATAAGTTGAAATATTCAATAAATTATCTGATAAATCATACCCATTTGTTGGATAAAAAGATTTCCCATCAATTTTAAATGAAATTGGTCTCTTTAATAGATTACTCCTATCAACTTGTACCCCTTTTAACTTCCCAGCAAAAGAATTTGAAAAAATAAATTCCTTGGGGTTCACACTCTCATCAATTATATTCCCAGAATAATAACCATGTGTATTTGTCCTAAATGAATATGCTTGATTTGTACCAAATCCTATACTATTATTTATGGGTTTCAAAAAATATGAATCAAACATTATTTCATTTGAAACATTTGTTTGTTGAACTGAATATGTTTCTAGTGGCTGTATTGGAATATTTAATCTTGTCTTTGTTTTTACACTTATTTGATTGCTATTAAAACCAAATAGCCTTCCTAAATTATAGGTATTCTCATAAAGTGGAGAATAGGGGTCAACGCCCCTCTGTAATATTAAAACATACTGATTTTCAATATCATTAAAATAATTTATAATCCCATCATTTCTTGAAATCTCTGAAAAAATTTCATCCTGCCAATAATCCAAATTTGGATTATTCCCTTCAGCATGATCAAAAATTAAATTTGTGGCTCTAGGTCTTAAACACTGCCAATTAAATGACCCATCTGCTGAACTTGCAACTTGATTAGATTTACTCTTAAACTCACTTACTGTCATACCTGTTACAACTTGATAAAACTCAATATCTGCTGGAAACAAATATTGATTAATATCAACACCATATGGTAATACATATTTTGTTTCTAATGAACTTTTAGCATCTGATGGATTAGCATATTTAACAACTATTTCAGAATTCTTTGTTTCTGCTGATATTTTTGTTGTTGCAGTATAACCCGATATGTAATTAATATCTTTTGATTTATCAAAATTCAAAAATGTTAATAGTGTACCAGATTCTCTATTTTCACTAGCAACTATAATTAAAACATTATCACTATGTTGCACTTGATTGCTATTACTAGCAAATGTAACATCAATTCTTGTATTACCTTTAAAATAATTCTCCCTATTATTAAATTTATTAATTCTTTCAGCAGGGGGCAAACCAATAGCCACCGCAGCAACTTGTGCTCTATTTGACGGCATCAAATATATATTTGAAAATAACGCCCTAAATCTATATGGTTTATTAATGTCAAAAGGTTGTCCAATATATGCTTCAGTTGATAATGAAACTATATTATCCAAATCAATCAATAACCTTTCTTTTAAATTTGGTCTATAATTTTTCTTTATTATTGTCTCAACCTTAGATGTCACCGCATCTCTATATAACATAGGATTTGCTAATTGTGACACTAACCCTCCAGTGGGTATTCCACTATCTGATAATTCCATATCATTATCCCCACAATCACAAAGTTCACAATCTGGATATGTTATCATAGGTAAATTTAATTTTTGGAATTTAAAATTCTTAACTTCTTTAAATGCTTTAAAAAATCTAACTGTTGCTGCCACAACTATTCCACCTAATGTAGCAAACCCTAATATCAAACCAACCGCAGGGAATGATGTTGCTGCTTGAACAAATAAAAATGCTGATAAAATAGGTAATGCAACAGCAATAGCATAAGTTAAAGGTACTGCAAATAAATTCCATAAAAATTTAACAAAGTGAAATACAATTAAAAGAACTCTACCTGGTGTAGAAAATAAAATAAACAATATTGAAAATAAAAAATATAGAAAATCAAAATTCCTAACCCCATCATTAACTGGGTATTTATTAATTGTAGCATCACATGATGTATCTGCAATTTCTTTAATACCAATAAAATTACCTTTACTATTACCACCCCTATATTGGTCAATTAAACTTGATACCGTATAAACTTTATTTGATTTAAATTCATAAAAAGTATCATCACACTTAATTGCTGCCTCACTATTTGTATAACCAGACCAATCTAATCCAAAATAATATGAACCAGCAAGTTGATTTTTATTATTATCATTAGAATTCATTGGGTCAATAGTGCCAGAATTATTCCATCCATATTCTTTAATATTTGGCACAAGAAAATATGCTCTTTTTGTTTGTTCACTTATCTTTGTAGATTGCTCCCATTTAATCTTAAATCTATATTTACCTTTTGTTGGTATTCCTATGGTTGGGTCATTGGTTATTATCTTATCTCCATTCTCATTTGTAATAACATATTCTAAATTCATAGGTAATTCAACAACCCAAGAACCATCTGAATCAATAACATTACCTACTCTATATGTTTCCAATATAGGCAACCCTTTTTCATCTTTATTTAATGTTTGTCTTATTGCTAATATACTACCGGGACCACTTTCCAATCCACATAAATTGCCAAAATCATCTTTTGGTTTACAATTTGAACGTATTCTTTTATTTGATGCTGTACTAAATATTGACCCAATAAATATTGCAGTTGGTTGTATATCAATATTTACATCATCCCTTAAATCAAAATCAGACCTATTAATAGAAGAATCACAAGTTTCAGGATCCCCCCACAATGGAGAAATGTTAATACCTTTTGTTATTGACACAATTTGGGGCAAAGAGCTCAAATCTGTTGATTGTTGATATTGATTATTATCAAATTGCCCTTCAGTAGCCATACCCATTCTTATCAAATCTTGGGGTGTTAATGAATATTCTCCCATATCTGATAAATCCAAATCCATTAAAATACTATAACTGCCAACTGGGACACCAAATATCATATAATCCCCACTTGAATTTGTCTTTACCGTATATTTGTAATATTTCTCATAAACCTCTATGGCTTGACCATCAAACATAACATCATCTAATGAGGGGAATGTGCCAGTTGCAATATGACCAGGGTATGATGGTTGATATGGTAATAAATTATACCTATAACCATCTTCATTCTTTTCTGTTATAGCCTTATATGGATATATTGATGTAATTAATTCATTACCTGCATCTTCATCACTTAATGGTATAAAAATTGATACCCTAGCATTAGGAACGCCAAAACCATTATTTGCTGTCACCCTCCCAACAACAACACCATAATTAGCACAATCTAATGTGTAAACATCAGATTGTCTTATTTTAAAAGATAAAATTTCAAGGAATTCAATATTTTGATTCAACTGAAAATTGACAATTTTATCTTTACCAATTTCAGTTCTAATTCTAAAATTATTTTGCATTATATTCTTTATTGATTATAAATATTTTATTATACATTATTTATAACTTATAAAGAATATTGCAATAAAATAAATAAATTAACCAATTGTTAAACCATTATTTGTCTTCACTTTAACTCTAATGTCTTTTTCTGGGTATCTTATATGATATATTTCATTTGGTTCAGCAAAGATAGTTTCATCAATAGCAGCAATAGTTCTATTTGCTGCATTTGAATAAGGCATAGATGTTTCACCCCCAGAGTAATTACCCCCAACTTGGTTAGTGAAAACCAAATCAGATATTGAAATTACTCCATTTAGTTTTTGAATACTACTCTTTATTTCAGATAAATTAATGTCAGTCCCTAACTGAATATTTTGTGGAATAAAATACCCATTAATTGTTGAAATTACATTATTTATAATATCTTTTGAAGTGAACCCTGGTGGTATTGTAATTGAAGCCTCAACACTTACATCAATAACTTTTGCTGATGATACAACAATATAATCATTTATCATTCTATAATTTGATAAATAATTTGCAATATTATCTGTTAAAAATTTTGAATTATCTGAAATTAATTTTCCACTTGAATCATAAGACAATACAAGAATTTGTATCTTATTATCAACTTCTTGAACAGCAACCTTTGCTGGTGAACCAAATTGGGATGGCATATTCCTTATAATAGCCTCATAATCATTAATTGTTACTGCTCTCTTTTGTGCAGCAAAATTAAATGATACAAAATTTCTAACCTCCTCTGTTGTTGGTAATCCAGCACCACCAATGGCTGGGAATAAATTATTAACCCTCAAAGAATTAATAACAGAAGATTCTTGTGCTGGATTTCCAGCATTTACTCTAAAAGAATTAATTCCAATTTGATTAATAGTATTTGGTCCTAAATTTGTATTCAAACCACCTCCAACTCTATATTGAACAAATAACGTACTATTGGGTTTTAATGTTCGACCTAATGAAAAGTTATTCAAATAATTTTGTAATGTTGGTAATTGACCTGTTGTAGTAAATTGATTTAATTGTTCTAATGCGGTATTTACACCATTACCAAATGTTAATTTCTTAAATCCTTCTGGGGTAAATTCACTAACAAATCTATTATCTGTCTGAATATACTTACCAACCTTTATACTCGCATTTCCTGTATCTTTTGTTGGGTCAATGATGAAAACCCTATCCTCCGCCAAAGAATCAACCTCATACCATTTATTAGCAGCACTTATAAAATCTGAAGATGGGGGAATTGTATTTATTTGTCCATCTTTAAGTAATACACTTGTTATACCCAAAACATTCTTATCTGGTAAAAATAACTCAAAAAAAGGTCTAACATCAGATGAGGTTATAACCCTTTTAAATACTTTTGTAATACCATTAATAACAGGCTCACGTTTTGTTAATGTATAGTTAATAATAATATTATTTAATTTATTTGGTATAACTGTTCTATTTGGGACACCTTGTCCATCATAATCAGATGAAAAATCAATATCATTTATTGTTTCAAAAATAACACCATTACCCAAAACTTGTGCCCCTCTTTCAAGAACACCAGCATATGTTGCATCAGCTTTATCACCAAATGCTGGAACAGTTATTGAAAAATCACATAAAGTTAAAGATGGTCGCTGCCCAGGTATTTTTAATCCATATGTCCTAGCAATATTATATATTGATGACTTTTGTTGTGCATATTGTAAAACAGTTTCTTGCAAACTTCTATCAATATGATAATGCAAATTATCTGCCACTGCCGCATTCAAATCAAGGAATACCGAAAATATTGAAGCATCATTGAAATCATTTATTAAATCAGGGTAATAAGTTTTAACATAATTTATTAATTCTGTTCTTATACTTTGAAAGTCCCTAACACCATATGATATTTTTCTATCTGACATATTATATATTTATTATAACAAATTCACTACCAGCAAAACTATTATTGTTTGTAGTATATTCTATTTTTATTTTTGCAGTATTTTGATAAGTACCATTGCCTGGGGAACGATAAACTTTATCTCTTGAACTTAATCCAACATCATCAATACTTAATCTTGTTGATTGAACTTCTTCATCTTGATTTAATGGTTCAATAGTTATTTTATTTATAACTAAATTTGGTATATATTTGGCAATTGATTCCCTAATATCAGTTTCAATAACATCAAATGAAACAATATCCAATGGTTCAAATAAAAATTCATATAACCTTGTACCAAAATCTGGTAAATAATATCTGCTACCTTTTCTTGTTAATAGTAAATGCAATAAAGATGCCCTAATCTCATCTGATGCACTCTCTGTCATTTTAACAGCATCACCCCTTAACGATGTATCAAAAGGGAAATCAACCCCATATGTAAAACCTTCTGCCATTATATTACATTTTTATATAAATATACATTTTTAATAAATTTGAAATTTATTTTAATTTATTGTATATTTATATAAAAAAAAATTATGAAAACATTAAGATTAACAGAAGCTGGTTTAAATAAACTAGTTAAAAGAATTGTTGAAGAAAAAGGAAGTGAAGGTCACTTTATGGACTATCATAAAGAAAGTAAAGCAACAACTGGTAAAAAAGCAATATCTGTGATTAACAAAATTATGGATAAACTTTCAAAAATGAAAGATAAATTTGAGAATACTAATTTTGCATTTAGTAAATCTGATTTATCAAAACTTGAAGATTTTTATGATACATTGAGCGGAAAGTGAAAAAGAAAAACCCCCAATTCTAAATTAATAGGTTGGGGGTTTTTTATTTAACAAATTGTATCAAATCTATGATTCACAACTCACACACTCATTAATGTTTCTTGCAAATGATTGTGCTGAACTCTGGCTGAACTGATAGTAAAGCGTCTTAACACCCTCTTCATGTGCATATAGATATAATTGATTTATATCCTTTGCTGGAACTGATGGATGTATCATCAAATTTAATGACTGTGATTGGTCAATAAATTTTTGCCTCTGAGCTGCTTGTAATATCAATTCTTTTGGTGATATTTCAATAAATGATTTAAACACCTCTTTTGTGGGGAAATCCAAATGCTGAACCGATCCATCTTTCTTTAAAATGCTTTCCCAGGTTTCTGGCGTATTTAAACCATACTTATCCAATTCAATCTCCAAAAATGGATTCTTATAAATGGTTTTTGATTTTGCCAAATCTTTAATAAAATAATTTGATTTGATTGGTTCAATACCCATACTTACTTGTCCCAGAATAAAAGAACTTGACTTGGTTGGGGCAATAGCAATTAATGTTACATTTGCAAATCCATCTCTCAATGATTTATAACCTTTTTCCTCAAACAAATATCTTGATGTTGCATCTGATTTTTCCTTGATTGTTTTAAATATTTGATGATTTAATTGTTTTGCCATCAAAGATTCAAATGGTATTAACTTGGATTGAAATAATGAATGATAACCCAAAACCCCCAAACCAATGGCTCTATGCTGTGATGCAAATCTATTAGCTCTTTTCATGCCAGCCATTTTACCTGACTTCAATATAAATTCATCCATAACTGCATTTAAGAACATTGTGTAAACCTCAATTGCATCAGTCTCAACTATCTCATCCCAATGAAGTAAATTCAATGAACCCAAGCAACAAACAAAAGAGTTGTTTGAATCTGTAAATAATTGAATTTCGCTACACAAATTTGAAGCAGTTATCTCCATACCCAACTCTTTGTAGGGGGTATTATTATTTGAATTATCCTTGAACATAATATATGGAAACCCAAACTCATTACGTCTTTGAATAATCTTTGCCCATATCTTTCTCTTGCTTGGGTCACCCCCCTTCATATCATTAATCCAATTATCTGTAACAGTAACACCATATTGTAAATTCTGGATTGGATTGCCCTCTGTTCCAATATCAAGAAACTCCATAATATCCTCATGTTCAACTGGCAACCAAACTGCACATGCACCCCTTCTTGCCTCTGATTGTTTGCATACATCAACAACTGTGTCATACACCCTTGCGTAATGAACTGGTCCATCTGCTGTTCCACCTGTTGATATTTTAGTTCCCCTACCTCTAATATTACCTAAATAAGCACTAGTTCCACCACCATATTTTGACATCATACCAATTTCCCTTCCAGCATTCAAAATACTGTCCAGAGTATCATCAATATTGGAGCCATAACATGATACGGGCAATCCCTTCTCTTTCCCAAAATTAATCCATACTGGTGTAGAAAGGCTATAAAACCCCCTTGCCATATAATCCTCAAACTTAACAGCAAACCCATCAATTTTTAAATACTCTTCTGCTTTATTTGCAATATCTTTAATCCTTTGCTCGGGGGTCTCATTTATATACCCCCTTGATAAGAAAGTTCTACTCTCCTTATTTAACCAATAATATTTTTCTTTATTCATTTTTTTTGTCTTTTAGTTGATTTATGTTTTTTATGCTCTTTTTGCACCCTTCCAGTAGTTGGACATGGTAATTTAAAATAATTAAATGTCCATCCATTCCATTTACCTGCGTTTTTCTTTGGTGTTGTATAACACACTCCTTTGTTTCTATTTCTAATTAAAAAAGATTGGGATAACCTTAATTGCTTTATAATTTCTTCTTGATTTTCATATTTTGTAATATTACCATCTGGATCAATTACTTCATAATACCCTTTAATCCAACCATAATTTCCATTATTTTCACCTGCATTATTATATTTTAGTGCAAATTCTTCTGGTGTTAAAGTTGCATTAATTTCTTTAATGGTTTTAGACCTTTTTTCTTGTATATTAGGGTCTTTTGACATTTCTTGCATTCTCTTTTTAATTTTAGGAAGCCATTGTTTCTTAACATCAGGTGACATAATATTCCCATTGTATTTTTGTCTTTTACTTTCTAGTGCTTTTTTAACTTTTAAGGAATCTTTCATAGGGTTTCTATCACCACTCCAATTTTGAAAACCTTTACCTCCATTTCTATTTGCTTCAACTGCTAATTTAACTCTTAATCTTTGTGATTCTTCTGTTTGAAGATTTCTAATAGAATACATTAATTTATCACCTTCACAACCATAAATCCTCCACAATATGTAATGTGCTAATATATGTTCTCTAAATGTTAAGAGTACTAAATTATCTTTTGAATTATCACCTCCCATATGTTTTGGTATGATATGATGATTTTCATAATATATTTCAGTACTTTTACATCTTTGTTCTAGGATTGCTTTATCTATTAAGTTTTTGTAAATTATTGTCCAATTCATATGATTATTATATTTTTATAGTTTATATGTAACAATCACATAAATTGAACAATAAAAAGAAGGTGTTCTTTAAAACAAATCATCTTCTGTTATTGACTTTTGTTTCTTATTATAAGAAGTACTTTTTTTATAGAAAAAATCATCCTCCTTTGTTGATAAAATCTCCACATCAAACCATAACGTCTTCTCAATCTCTGTAAAATCAACCTCAAATACTGGCTTCATTCCAATTCTATTTAATGAATTATTAAATCTATTTTGAATGAAATGTTTAATTGTATCTTTTGATAAGAAACTTAATTCACCATGCTCAAATATCCAATCCAATATTCCACATTCAGCAGCATATGCTTTATGGCAAGCAGAAACAATGAGTTGCTCAAATTCATCATCAAACCATTCTGGATTTTCTTCCTTAATAATATTGATAAGTTCTGATCCAAAATTACCGTGAATTTCTTCTTCCTTTGAGGTGGCTTCAACAACATTTGAAATACCCTTGAATAGATTTTTCTCTTTATTAAAGGACATCATAATCAAGAACTGACTAAATAAACTAACATGCTCAATAAACAATGAAAATAATAATACAGACTTTGTGTACATTTTATTCTCTTTGCTCCTTGTCCCATCCAAATATTTTGATAGATAACTAATTCTATTCTTTATGGCAGGAATTTCAATAACTGTCTGAAATTCATTTTCCAACCCAAGAATTCGCAATAATTGTGCATAAGCATCTTTATGTCTTACTTCCGAATTTCCTGAAATTAAAACTTTATCATTATATCTAGTTACAATACACCCACTTGGGACTGTAACACAATAAATATTACCATCATAATCCTCAATAGTTGGTTTATCAGTTATAGAAGAAAAGGTGTTAGTGTTTACAAAACTAATAGTATAAACATCTTTATCATTAGTTATATTAACTGCATACCCAGCAAAAATACCTATAACTTGCAACTTATCTGCATATAATTTACTAATAGTTTGGTACTTAATAGCATTATCACCATTCTGATTCTCACTATCAAGTTTAAACGCCCCTACTTTTGTTAATTCATTAATAAAAGAATTACACCACTTTTCAGATTTATCTGATAAATCAACCCAATCATAGTTTCTAATATTAATTTTATCCTCCAAACTCAATTCATCAACACCCTCATTAGCAAATTTACCAGAAAAAGGTAGTTTCATATCACTACTAAAAGCATTAATATCCTTAATAGCCCTCTTTATAATATTACCACTCCTTGTCTTATAATAAATATTATGGTTGGGGGTAAGTAATGCACTATAAGTTTGGTTCTCAATCCTGTGCATTTTTCCCTTGTAAGGTTCATTGATAACATTACTTGGTAAAACAGATGTCATTGTATTGGTTTCTAAATCATATTGAATAACTTCTGTATTAGTATCAATATCTTTAAAGTTAACCCAGCCTTTTGGTGTTAATATTTCTGTACCTTCACCATGACACTCGGCAAATGTCATACCAACGTCACCAATTTCAGTTATAGGCATTCTCTTATACAAGTCAGCCCAGAATGTTTTCACATTAACCTCAATTTGTGCAATTGCCAACATTGACCTCTTAATAACTTCCCTCTCCTCATTAGATATTTTTGTCTTATAATCATCAATATCTGTTGTGAAATTGAATTCAGAATGTATCCAGTATGAATGTCTTATAGCATCCTTATATGCTAATAAAGATGGATATTCATAAGGCAAAATATTTACCCTCTTTTCAAAAATGTTCTTCATATTCCTTTTTTTATTTGGTTAAGATAAATATAAAACCATAAAATAAAAGTATTCAATTTTAATTATAAAATCAAATTTTTACAAAAAATTATCATTGCTATTTTTCTTAACCAATAATTCTTTAATTCTTTCTTTCTTACGTTCAACCTGTTGTTCTTCAAATCCTAGGAATGTTGCTGTTGTATCTGTATCAATTTCAAGCATTTCATTATCAAACTTGCAATTCTCAAATACTATACCATCTTTTCCAATCCTTGATTTGGTAATAGCAACTGTGGCCAAATTCATCTCCTTTTGCTGAAGGCTTTTTGCAATACTAATAATAACATGACCTACTTGTGCTTTCTTTATTGAACCCCCCATCTGGTCATTTGTTACCACTTGCGAAGAAATTGATGACCTATTCCCTTGTGTACCAAGCCATCCAGCAATATTTAACTCATGACACATTGCCTCAAAATGGCGTATAACTGATCCCTCATTTTTCCACTCATCATTACCTTGTCTATCAGGTACAACACAATCAATATAATCCAAAACAACCAAATCAAGTTTAATACCATCAGCAATAACCTTTCTAATTTGATTCTTAATCTGATTCATTGTTAAAGTATCAGATGGCAATTTCTTTAATATTAATTTATTTGTGTGGGTTTCTTTTATATTATTAACAGTTTCTAATACTATTTCTTTGTTATTAGGCAGTTCATCTGGGGATATTTTAGTCCAAAGAGTCAAATGCTTTCTTTGTATAATCTTGGGATTATCCTCAAAGAATATATGCAAAACATTATAGTTATTATTGAAAGCTGTGTTTGCAACCAAGGTCAATAGAGTTGATTTGCCAATACCTGGACCTGCAAATATAATACCAACCTCACCCTTGGCTAAACCCCCCTTTAAGAGAACGTCTATACCCTTCACGCCCATTGGTATGGGGTGTCTATAATCCTCATCTAATACACCAATCAAATCATTGAAAACTTCAAAACCATTTGTTTCTTTAACCCCAACCTGAAGTGCATATCTTAATAATTCTTCAAGTTGGTCATAAGATTCAAAATCACCCTCATTGATAACTTTTTGTGCTCTTTCCAAGACAATCTTAACCTCTTCTTGTTTGCAGAATTTAAGTGCCTTTTCTTGGACAAGTTCAACACCATCAAGTGGTGCTGAACTAATCTTACTTATGGTATCAAT